TTGTCGAACAACATCACAGACAAGCCGGAATTGCCCAAGGGGGGTATGCGCTCGACCTTGAGCGCGCTCGATTTGAAATCGGGTGCAGGCTGGCTCGCCTCCGCACCTGCTGCGGTGCGGGACAGATTTCTGAGTGAGATCGGGGAGGGAGGGCTGTGCGCCCTCCCTTTCCTGTTCGAGTTCTGGGCGCTGCCGCATCAGTTGCCACTCGAAGGCGACTGGCGATCCTGGGTGATCATGGGCGGGCGCGGCGCGGGCAAGACGCGGGCAGGGGCTGAGTGGGTGCGGTCGATGGTCGAAGGGTCAAAGCCGTTGGATCGGGGCGAGGCCAGCCGCGTGGCTTTGGTGGGTGAGACCTTCGATCAGGTGCGCGACGTGATGATCTTTGGTGACAGCGGGATACTGCAGTGTTCGCCGCCGGATCGGCGTCCTGTGTGGAAAGCGTCCGAGCGCAAGCTGGTCTGGCCCAACGGGGCCGAGGCGCAGGCGTTTTCGGCACATGACCCCGAGGGGCTGCGCGGGCCGCAGTTCGATGCAGCCTGGGTGGATGAACTGGCCAAGTGGAAAAAGGCTGGCGAGACTTGGGATATGCTGCAATTTGCGCTGCGGTTGGGTGAGCGCCCCCGCGTCTGCGTGACGACCACGCCGCGCAATGTGAAGGTTTTGAAGGAGTTGCTGGCGTCGCCGTCCACCGTGCAGACCCATGCGCCCACCGAGGCGAACCGTGCCAATCTGGCGGATTCGTTCCTAGCCGAGGTGCGCGCACGATATGCAGGCACGCGGTTGGGGCGGCAGGAATTGGACGGGGTGTTGCTGTCGGATGCCGAGGGGGCGCTGTGGACCGGGTCGATGCTTGATGTGGCGCGGGTCGACGCTGCGCCTGATCTGGACCGGATCGTGGTGGCGCTGGACCCGGCAGTGACTGCTGGGGCGAATGCGGATGCCTGCGGGATCGTGGTTGTTGGGGCGCAATTGCAGGGGCCGCCCGAGGGGTGGCGCGCCTATGTGCTGGCGGACCGCACGGTACAGGGCGTTGGCCCGGCGGGCTGGGCGCAGGCGGCGATTGACGCGATGGATGAGTTCGGGGCCGAACGGCTGGTGGCCGAGGTCAATCAAGGCGGGCAATTGGTTGAGGAAGTCGTGCGGCAGGTGGACCCTCTGGTCCCGTTCCGCGCAGTGCGCGCCTCACGTGGTAAGGTGGCGCGAGCCGAGCCTGTGGCGGCACTATACGAGCAAGGGCGAGTGTCGCATGTCACCGGGCTGGACGCGCTGGAGGAGCAGATGTGCCAGATGACCGCGCGGGGGTTTGAAGGGCAGGGCTCACCAGATCGGGTCGACGCGCTGGTCTGGGCGTTGCATGAGTTGGTTGTGGGGCCTGCGGGGGCGTATCGGCGGCCTAGGGTGAGGGCGTTGTGAACGCCTGCACGCCAGCCAACGATGTAAATCCAACCAAGACCCTTACCCTGTCAAAAGCGACATCAACGAGCTGGTACTGACAGTATTGTCCAGTGACGTGCTTGAGCCACAACTTGCGCGCCTTCGTTTTGCCTGTCGCTGATTGCGCCGCGCTCATGCTTCGGGCATGCAATCAAGAATGATCCGTCATCGACGGGATCGCGAATTTCCTGATTTTCACGGATAACTTGGCATACATCTTCGGCAGTGGGGTAGGGCCTGACTGCGTTTAGGCCGGATGCGCTGGCTTCGGTATATCTGAAGGTTGTGGGTTCTTCTCCAAAATCCAAATTGGGTCCAAAACATCCACCCAGCGCAAACAACAGAGCTGGGGCAAAAATTTTATTTAAAACCATGTAATTACACCGTGTCTCAGAATGTCATCTTGTTGTGCAGTCAGGAGTAGTCGAAAAAATCCCACACGTCCAGATTGTTTGTTTGAGGCCTCGGACATACTGGTAGGCTTTCCTGGGCTTGTTTTCGATGCACCCCAACTCAACCCGTTGCCCAACCCCCGTACGCCCCATTCCCAAGCCCTAAACTTCTTTCCGTCATAACTCTTTTCAACAAGCCGGGCAGAGCGGCGGCAGAAAGGAGCACAGATGGTATTCGATTTCTTGCGTCGTGGATCGGCTGATGAGGCGCCCGAGGCGAAGGCGAGCGCGGCGGGGCCTGTGGTGGCGTGGCAGACGGGCGGGCGCGTGGCGTGGAGCCCAAGGGACGCGGTTTCGCTGACGCGGACGGGGTTTTCGGGGAACCCGGTGGGGTTTCGATCCGTCAAGCTGATTGCTGAGGCGGCGGCGGCGTTGCCTTTAGTATTGCAGGATCAGGCGCAGCGATTTGATGTGCATCCCATACTCAACCTGATGCGGCGTCCGAATGCGGCGCAGGGTCGGGCGGAGTTGATGGAAAATCTGTTTGGGCAGCTGCTGCTGTCGGGCAATGCCTATGTCGAGGCGGTGCAGGCAGAAGACGGCTTGCCGGTAGAGCTGCACGTTCTGCGCTCGGATCGGATGAGCGTGGTGCCGGGGACGGATGGCTGGCCCAAGGCGTATGATTACACGGCCGGGGGCAAGACGCATCGGTTTGCGGCAGAGGTGATCTGCCACATCAAGTCGTTCCACCCGCAGGACGATCACTATGGGTTCTCGCCGATGCAGGCGGCGGCGATGGCGATTGATGTACATAACAGTGCGTCGCGCTGGTCGAAATCGCTGTTGGACAATGCAGCGCGGCCTTCGGGGGCGCTGGTGTGGAAAGGCGGCGATGGTCATGGGGTCATGGCCGAGGATCAGTTCCGTCGTCTGTCAGATGAGATTGAGCAGAACTATCGCGGGGCGCGCAATGCAGGCCGTCCGATGGTTCTGGAAGGGGGGCTGGATTGGAAACCGATGGGGTTCTCGCCGTCCGATATGGAGTTTCAGAAGACCAAAGAAGCCGCCGCCCGCGAGATTGCGCTGGCCTTTGGGGTCCCGCCGATGCTGCTTGGGATCCAGGGCGACGCGACCTATTCGAACTATCAGGAGGCCAACCGGGCGTTTTATCGCCTGACCGTTCTGCCTTTGGTGACGCGGGTGGCGGCGGCGGTGTCGGAATGGCTGGCGGGCTTTACCGGCGAAGATCTGGTGCTGAAGCCGGATTTGGATCAGGTGCCGGCGCTGGCCGCTGAACGGGATGCGCAATGGACGCGGGTCAGCCGGGCCGAATTTCTGACGGATACTGAGAAACGCGCGTTGCTGGGGCTGCCGGAGCGTGCCGATGAGTGAGGGATATCCGCCGTTCGACTGTGCGCCAGGCCTGCGCCTGGCCGCGCATGAGCGGGTGGCTGAAATTCAGCATGCGCACCTGTGCAGGCGGCTGGATCAGATCGAAGAGATGATGGAGCGGCTGGAGCGTCGGTTATGGCTGACGGTTTACGGTGTGGCGGCGGTGATCCTGGCGCAGGCGTTCCAGTCATTTCTGGTGGCAACGCCGTGAATACAATTGCTTACAAGGAGGTGTTCATGGATTTGGAACACAAGTTTGCGCGGTTTGGCGATGGTTTGTCGGTGACCGAGGATGCGGTGATCGAAGGCTATGCCAGCCTGTTCGGTCAGGTCGATCAGGGCAGCGATGTGGTGCAGCAAGGGGCCTATCGCGCCTCGCTGGCCGGGCTGGTCAAGGTGGGTCAGCGGGTCAAGATGCTGTGGCAGCACGACCCGGCGCAGCCCATCGGCGTCTGGGACGAAGTGCGCGAAGACAACAAGGGCCTGTGGGTTAAAGGCCGCCTGTTGGAAAGCACCCAGAAGGGGCGCGAAGCTGCGGAACTGATCCGCGCGGGTGCCCTGGACGGGCTGTCGATTGGCTATCGCACCAAGCGGGCCGTGAAGAATGACAAGGGCCAGCGGGTCCTGACCGAACTGGAGCTGTGGGAGGTGTCGCTTGTGACCTTCCCGATGCTGCCCAGTGCGCGGGTGGCGGCCAAGGGGACAGCCCCCGAAGCCGATGACACCTGGCGCAGTATTGCCGAGGTGTTTGACCACGCCCGGCAGGAGCTGGCGCGAACCTAGCGCCGAAACCTCACCCCCAAAAAGGAAATGCTGATGAGCAAGACCGAGATCCCGGCCTTGACCGGAGAGGCCGTGCCTATGGTTCAGGAGGTGAAGCAGGCGATGGCTGGCTTCGTGAATGAATTCAAGGGCCTGAAGGCTGAAGTTAAAACCAAATTGCAACAGACAGAAGAGCGACTGACCATGCTGGATCGTAAATCAACCATCGCGGCGCGTCCGCACCTTGCGGCCTCAATCGAAAATGGCGCGCCGCACCAGAAGGCCTTTGACGCCTATGTGCGGTGCGGCGACGATGACGCGTTGCGTGGCCTTGAGGTGGAGGTCAAATCGCTATCCAGCGCAGTGAACAGCGATGGCGGTTATCTGGTCGATCCTCAGACCGCCGAGATCATCAAATCGGTGCTGAAATCGACCGCCTCGATCCGTTCGATTGCATCGGTGGTTAATGTCGAGGCGAATTCCTTTGACGTGCTGATCGACCATACCGACGTTGGCGCGGGTTGGGCGGATGAGGCTTCGGGCGCGACCGAAACCGCAACGCCGTCGATTGATCGTATCTCGATCGCGCTGCACGAGCTGAGCGCGCTGCCCAAGGCGTCGCAGCGGTTGCTGGATGACAGCGCGTTTGACGTTGAGGGCTGGCTGGCCGGTCGTATCGCTGACAAGTTCGCCCGTGCCGAAGCGGCAGCGTTCATCTCTGGTGATGGTGCCGATAAGCCCAAGGGTGTTTTGGATCATGCCAAGGTGGATAATGATGTCTGGGCCTGGGGCAACATCGGCTATGTGCCGACCGGCATCGACGCGGGTGTCGATGCGGATGCGATTGTCGATGTGGTCTATGCGTTGGGCGCGCAGTACCGGGTCAATGGTACCTTTGTCATGAATTCGAAAACGGCGGGTCTGATCCGCAAGCTGAAGGACAGCGATGGCCGCTTCCTGTGGTCGGATGGCCTGGCCGCGGGTGAGCCCGCGCGCCTGATGGGTTATCCGGTCCTGATCGCCGAAGACATGCCGGATGCGGCATCCGACAGCTTCTCGATTGCATTTGGTGATTTCCAGGCGGGCTACACCATTGCCGAGCGCCCCGATCTGCGTGTGCTGCGCGACCCGTTCAGCGCCAAGCCGCATGTCCTGTTCTACGCGACCAAGCGTGTGGGCGGTGACGTAAGCGATTTCGCTGCGATCAAGCTGGTGAAATTCGGCACCGCCTAACGCGGGCTGAATCCGGGGTGCCTTGGCACCCCGGGCGGCAGGCGCGGGCCGGGGTGAGATCCCCTGCGTTGTCTAGCTGCTCCCCTCCGTCCGAGCAACGTGGGGCGGCGCGTGCCTGCCAATTTCCTGAAGTGACGACCCCCGGAGGGGGCCGAGATTGCGGAGTGAATGGATGATGTTGATCGAAGAAACCGCCATCGCGGATAAAGCGCTGCCGGTGGATCAGTTCAAGGCGCATCTGCGGCTGGGAACCGGCTTTGCCGAGGGCAGCGTGCAGGACGAGGTGCTGAAGGGGTTCCTGCGGGCGGCGATCGCGGCGATTGAAGCGCGCACTGGCAAGGTGCTGATCGAACGCGCCTTTTCCTGGAGCGTGAACGGATGGCGCGATCCCGCCGGAGAGATACTGCCGGTGGCACCGATTACGGCTGTCGATGCTGTGACCGTAACCGATGCGGCAGGGGCAGACGATGTTATCGCACCTGATACTTACCGGCTGGAGCGAGACAGTCAGCGCCCCCGGCTGCGGCCAGCAGGCGCGACGCTGCCGAAACTCACAACAGGTGGGTCGGTGAAGATCGCATTCACTGCAGGCATGTCCGCAGATTGGGGTGGCTTGCCTGCTGATCTGGGGCAAGCCGTTCTGTTGCTGGCGGCGCACTACTATGAATATCGCGATGAAACTGCATTGGGCGCAGGCTGTATGCCTTTCGGCGTGACCAGCTTGATCCAGCGTTACCGCGTTGTACGCTTTGGCGCGGGGGTGGCGCAATGAAGGCGCCGCGACTGAACCGAAAGCTGGTGCTTGAGGCACCGGTTCGTACCGCCGACGGTGCGGGTGGATACACCGAAACCTGGCAGCCGCTGGGCGCGGTCTGGGCCGAAGTCACCGCGCGCAGCGGGGCCGAGCGTCAGGTGGCCGGGGTGCCGGTGTCGCGTGTAGGCTATCGGATCGTCATACGTGGCGCGCCCGAAGGGTCGACCATGCGTCCTTCGCCCGATCAGCGCTTTGCAGAAGGCCCACGCCGCTTTGTCATTCGTGCGGTCGCCGAGCGTGACCCGCGCGGCCAGTACCTGACCTGTTTCGCAGACGAAGAGGTGGCGGCATGAGCTATGGCGTTTCAGCGGCCCTGCAGGCGGCGGTGTATCAGCACCTGTCCGGCGACGCGCAGGTTGGCGCGCTTTCGAATGGCGCGATCTATGACGCGGTTCCTGCGGGATCGGTGCCACAGACCTATGTGACGCTGGGACCGGAAGAGGTACGGGACGCCTCGGACCGGTCGGGTGCCGGGGCGATCCATCGGTTCACGGTATCGGTGGTTTCCGAGGCGGCCGGGTTCGGCACCGCCAAGACCCTGGCCGGGGCGGTGTGCGACGCGCTTGAGGGCGCAGGGATGACTCTGGATCGCGGGCGGCTGGTGGGGCTGTGGTTCGAGCGCGCCTCGGCCCGGCGTACGGGAACCGGCGGCGCAATCCGCCAGATCGACCTGAGATTCCGCGCCCGCGTGGAAGACGACTAAGCAATCAACGGAGAGAGCATATGGCTGCCCAGAATGGAAAAGACCTGTTGGTCAAAGTGGATATGAACGGCTCGGGCCTGTTTGAGACCATCGCGGGGCTGCGTGCCACGCGGGTCAGTTTCAACGCGGAAAGTGTGGATGTCACCAGCCTGGAAAGCCAGGGCGGCTGGCGTGAGCTGCTGTCGGGGGCGGGGGTCAAATCCGCTGCGATCTCGGGCTCGGGTGTGTTCAAGGATGCCGGTACGGATGAGCGTGCGCGCCAGCTGTTCTTTGACGGCGAGACGCCGGATTTTCAAGTGATCATCCCCGATTTCGGGATTGTCGAAGGCGCGTTTCAGGTGACCGGCATCGAATATGCGGGGTCGCATAATGGCGAGGCGACTTATGAGATGAGCCTGGCCAGCGCCGGTGCCCTGACCTTTACGGCGCTGTAATCCGATGGCCAATCCGTGGACGGGCGAGGTGGCATTGACCATCGATGGGGAACGGCGGGTGCTCAAGCTGACATTGGGCGCTTTGGCGGAACTGGAACAGGAACTGAGCATTGGGTCGTTGGTGGAGCTGGTGCAGCGGTTCGAAGGCGGGGTCTATTCCAGCGGCGACGTGCTGGCGTTGATCGTGGCGGGCTTGCGGGGGGGTGGGGCAGATGTTGCCCGCGCCGACCTGTTGCTCGCTGAGATCGAGGGCGGCCCGATGGCGGGCGCGCGCGCAGCGGCCGAGCTGCTGGCGCGGGCCTTCATGGTGCCGGGGCAGGCATGAGCGGCTTTGACTGGCCCGCCCTGATGCGGGCGGGGCTGGTCGGCCTGCGCCTGCCGCCGGATCAGTTCTGGCGTCTGACCCCAGTCGAGCTGCGGCTGATGCTGGGTCAGGGCGCGGATTTGCCTGCGATGAACCGGGCGGGTCTGGATGCCTTGCTGGCGGCTTATCCGGACAAGGAACAAGGAGAGCGTGATGACGGAACGTGACAGTTTGGACGACCTGCAGGAACGGGGCGAGGCGCTGGGCGACTCGCTGGGGGATGCGGCGTCGATGGCGGCGGCGTTTGACAGCCAGATGAAGCGGATCAGCGCGGCCTTTGAAGAGACCGGCAAGGATGTCGCCACGTTGGAACGCGGCATGTCCGGCGGGCTGCGCAAAGCGTTTGATGGCGTGGTTCTGGACGGGATGAACCTGTCGGGTGCGCTGGACGTGCTGAAAAACTCGATGATCCGGACGGCATATTCCGCCGCGATCAAGCCGGTGACGGACCACTTTGGCGGTATGCTGGCCAACACGGTTGGAGGTCTGGTGCAAGGTATCCTGCCCTTTGCCGATGGTGGCAGCTTTTCGCAGGGCCGGGTGATGCCCTTTGCCAATGGCGGTGTGATCAGCGGCCCAACCACTTTTCCGATGCGCGGCGGTACCGGCCTGATGGGCGAGGCGGGCCCCGAGGCGATCATGCCCCTGGCTCGCGGCGCGGACGGCAAGCTGGGTGTGCGCACTTCCGGCGGCGGGCGTGCGGTGAATGTGGTGATGAACATCACAACCCCGGACGTGCAGGGGTTCCGGCGCAGCCAGGGCCAGATTGCCGCTCAGATGAGCCGCGCCCTGGGGCGTGGCAATCGCAACAGGTAACACAAGGGAGCAGGTCATGAATTTCCACGAGGTAAGATTTCCCGCCAGCTTGAGCTTTGGTTCGGTCGGTGGTCCGGAACGGCGCACGGATATCGTGACGCTGGCCAACGGGTTCGAAGAACGCAACACGCCCTGGGCCCATTCGCGCCGTCGCTATGATGCAGGTCTGGGAATGCGGTCCTTGGACGATATCGAGATGCTGATTTCGTTCTTCGAAGCCCGGCAAGGGCAGATGTTCGGATTTCTGTGGAAAGATTGGTCTGATTTCAAATCAGGCACAGCCAATGCCAAAGTAGACAAAAGCGACCAGCTTATTGCGTTGGGCGATGGCGTTCAGACCCGGTTTCAATTGGTGAAAACATACAGCTCGGGTGGCTTTAGTTACGTCCGGCCGATCATTAAACCGGTGTTGGGGACCGTTAAACTGGGCCTCGACCAAGACGAAATGCGCGAGGGGGTCGATTTTGATGTCGATCTGGCGCGCGGTCTGGTCACCTTTGCGGATCCCCCGCCCGAGCAGGTGGAAATCACCGCAGGATTCGAATTCGACGTTCCGGTGCGGTTCGATACCGACAGGATTCAAACCAGTGTAGCCAGCTTTCAGGCGGGCGATGTTCCAAATGTTCCTGTGGTTGAGGTGCGCGTCTGATGAGTGGCGATACCCAAGGGCTCCAGTCCCACTTGCAGAGCGGCCTGACCACGACATGCCGTTGTTGGTTGATCAAACGCCAGGACGGGCAAACGTACGGCTTCACCGACCACGACATGGAGCTTGGCTTTGACGGGCTGACGTTCAAAGCCAGCACTGGCCTGACCGCAACGGCGATAGAGCAGGCGACGGGGCTGTCCATCGACAACTCTGAGGCGATGGGCGGCTTGTCCGACGCTGCCGTGAAAGAAGAGGATATCGAGGCGGGGCGGTTTGACGGTGCCGAGGTGCGTGCCTGGCTGGTCAACTGGAAGGATACAGCGCAGCGCAAGCTGCAATTCCGGGGCTCGATTGGTGAGCTTCGCCGGGCGGGCGGCGCATTCCATGCCGAATTGCGGGGCCTGACGGATTTGTTGAACCGGCCTCTGGGCAGGATCTATCAAAAACCTTGTACCGCAGTGCTCGGGGACGGCAGTTGCAAGTTCAACCTGAATGCGCCGGGGTATTGGGTGGAAGCCGAGGTCGCAAGTCTGGCCGATGGCGGCATTGTGCAACTGCGCGGTGCCCAGGCCCATGACAGCGCGTGGTTCGAACGCGGTCGGATGGATGTCGTGACGGGCACGGCAGTCGGGTTGTGGGCATCCATCAAGCAAGATGAGCGCGTCAACGGTGGGCGGCGCATTACCCTGTGGTCTGGAATTGATGGCGGGCTAGCCGTTGGCGATCGGGTTCGGCTGACTGCGGGATGTGACAAAAGCATGGGTGTCTGCCGGAAGAAATTCAATAATCTCATAAACTTTCAGGGGTTTCCTGACCTTCCGAACGAAGATTGGGTGATGGCCGTTCCAAAGAAAAGCAATCCGAATAATGGGGGCAGCAGAAGATGAGCGTGCACCGACACGACATAGTGAAAGAGGCGCGGACCTGGTTGGGAACCCCTTATGTGCATCAGGCTTCGGTCAAGGGCGCCGGCGCAGATTGCCTGGGCTTGTTGCGCGGTGTTTGGCGCGAGTTGGTCGGGGCCGAGCCCGAGGCCGTTCCAACCTACAGCATGGATTGGTCTGAACCACAGGGTGAAGAACGCATGTGGGCCGCCGCGCACCGTCACCTGATCGATAAGAGCCCCGATGCCTTTGCCATCGGTGATGTCCTACTTTTTCGAATGCTGGATGGGCGTGTCGCCAAACATGTGGGGATCATCAGCCAAGTTGGGGCCGTGCCGCGATTCATTCATGCCTATTCCGGGCATGGCGTTGTCGAAAACACGCTGAGCGAACCCTGGCGTCGCCGGGTTGTCGCCTGTTTTGAGTTTCCGCTGGAGGATAAGTGAATGGCTACAATTGTACTTTCCGCGGCCGGGGCAGCGCTTGGTGGGGCCGTCGGCGGAACTGTGGCGGGCCTTTCGACGGCGGTCATCGGTCGCGCGGTTGGCGCGACCTTGGGGCGGATTATCGACCAGCGGCTGATGAGCCAATCGGTCATGGGCGGTGGTAGCGAAGTTGTCGAAACAGGTCGTTTGGACCGGTTTCGTCTGACTGAATCCGGAGAGGGTGCCCCGGTTGCCACGATCTTTGGCCGAATGCGGCTTGGGGGGCAGGTTATCTGGGCCTCGGACTTTCTGGAAACCCAAAGCACAAGCACGACGACACAGTCCAGTGGTGGGGGCAAGGGCTCTCCCAAACCGCCGGAAGTCACTACGACAACGCACAGTTACAGCTATTCGATCTCTTTGGCCATCGCCGTGGGCGCGGGGCAGATTGCGGATGTTTCGCGCGTGTGGGCCGACGGTGAGGAGCTGGACCGCGCCGGGTTAAATATGCGTGTCTATCACGGGTCCGACAACCAGCTTCCTGATCCCTTGATCGAAGCCATCGAAGGGGCGGGCAATGTCCCGGCCTATCGCGGCACGGCCTATGTGGTGATTGAAAACCTGCAGCTGGGCACGTTCGGAAACAGGGTTCCGCAGTTTTCATTCGAAGTCGTGCGTCAGGAACAAATCGGGATGCCGGACCGGGCGAACGCCTTGTCCAGAACCATTCGGGGCGTTGCGCTGATGCCGGGTACGGGCGAATACGCGCTGGCCAGTACCCAGGTAAACTATACCAAAGGCCACGGTCAGAATTGGGCCGCGAACGTCAATTCCGCATCCGGTCGGCCTGATCTCGTGACCTCGACGCAGGCGCTGCGTGCAGAATTACCGGCATGTGACGCGGCCTCGTTGGTCGTGTCCTGGTTCGGTAATGACCTGCGATGTGGGCACTGCCAAATCCAGCCAAAGGTATTGCACAAGCACATTGAAGGTCACAACATGCCCTGGCGCGTTGCGGGGCAACAGCGCCAGACAGCACAGGTTGTTCGCCACGATGCAGATCAACCGGTCTATGGTGCGACGCCGGCGGACGATTCTGTCGTGCAGGCAATCCGGCATCTGAAACAGACCGGTAAACGCGTGATGTTCTATCCGTTCATCCTGATGGACCAATTGCGCGGGAATGGCCTGCCTGATCCATGGTCTGACGCGCACGACCAGCCACACCTGCCTTGGCGCGGGCGGATCACCCTGGACGCCGCGCCGGGGCGGGTGGGATCACCCGACCAAACCGCAACGGCAGATGCGCATGTCGCCTCGTTCTTTGGTCGCGCGCGGGCAAGTGATTTTGCTATCGGTAACGGGGCTGTATCTTACCACGGCCCGCAGGAGTGGGGGTTGCGCAGGTTTATTCTGCACTATGCCGCCCTGTGCAAAGCTGCCGGTGGGGTCGAGTCGTTCTGCATCGCGTCCGAGATGAGAGGGTTGACCCAGATCCGGGGCTTGTCCGGATTTCCGGCAGTGGCCCAACTGCGTCTGCTTGCAGCCGAGGTTCGCAAGATTTTGGGGCCGGGCACAAAGATCGGCTATGCGGCGGACTGGAGCGAATACTTCGGCTATCAGCCCAATGACGGAACGGGGGATCGCTTTTTCCACCTCGATCCGCTTTGGGCAGACGACAACATCGACTTTGTCGGTATCGACAATTACATGCCTCTGTCCGATTGGCGTGATGGTGCCGACCATCTGGACGCGCGGGCGGGGGCTGACGCGATCTATGACCTCGACTATCTTCGAAGCAACATCGAAGGCGGTGAAGGGTATGACTGGTACTATGCCTCACCCGAAGAGGCCGAAGCCCAGATACGGACACCTATCGAAGACACCGAGCACAATGAGCCGTGGGTCTGGCGTTACAAGGATTTGCGCAATTGGTGGTCGCAGCCGCATCACGAACGCATCGGCGGCATCCGGCAAGCGAATCCAACGGGTTGGGTGCCTGGATCAAAGCCGATCTGGTTCACAGAGCTGGGTTGTGCTGCGATCGACAAGGGCACCAATCAGCCGAATAAATTCCTTGATCCCAAATCCTCGGAATCCAGTTTGCCGCGTTATTCCAATGGTCTGCGCGATGACTTTATTCAGGTTCAGTACCTCAAGGCGACATTGGGGTATTGGTCCGACCCTGAAATCAATCCGGTTTCGAATGTCTACGGCGAACCGATGGTGGATATGGCACATGCCTATGTCTGGGCCTGGGACGCGCGCCCATTTCCGACCTTTCCAAACCTGCGCAGCCAGTGGAGCGATGGGGCAAACTATGCGCGGGGTCATTGGCTGAACGGGCGGTCAGGGGCGCGAACTCTGGCGTCTGTTGTCACCGAAATCTGCCATGGGGCCGGGGTGACGGATATCGACGTATCCCGCCTTTATGGCGTGGTTCGGGGGTACATTGTCGAAGATGTATCCAGCGGGCGTGCAGCTTTGCAACCGCTGATGCTGCGCTATGGCTTCGATGCCATCGAGCGGGATGGCGTATTGCAGTTTCGAATGCGCGATGGTCATGGGGTGATTGACCTTAAAGCCGATCATCTTGCGATGAGTTCCGACATCGAAGGCGACATTGAACATCGCCGAGAAGCTGAGGCTGAGTTGACGGGCCGCGTGCGCCTGCGTTTCGTACAGTCGGACTCGGATCACGATATCGTATCAGAAGAGGCCGTTCTGCCTGACGCGCGCACCCATGCGGTGTCGTTAAACGAGATGCCCCTGTCGATGACGCGCGCAGAAGGCCGCCAAACCGCCGAACGTTGGCTAAGTGAGGCAAGGGTATCACGCGAAACCGTGCGCTTCGCTTTGCCTCCATCACTGCTGAACGTAGGTGCGGGCGATGTCGTGCGTCTGACCGAAGATCGCACTGGCGCGCGCTATCGCATTGACCGGCTGGAACAGGCGGAATTGCAGCTTGTGGATGCGGTTCGGATCGAGTCTGGCGTATACGTGCCATCCGACCTGCCGGATGACGGGGTGACCGCGAAGCCCTTCATCGCGCCAGTGCCTGCTTTGCCAGTGTTCCTTGATCTGCCATTGATCACCGGTTCCGAACGACCGCACGCGCCTTATCTTGCGGTGTCGGCAAACCCGTGGCCCGGAAGTGTCGCGGTATATTCCTCGGCAAGTGATGAGGATTATGCGCTGCAAGAGGTGGTCTCGGGTCAGGCAGTCATCGGGTTTACGGAAACACCGCTGTTCCGTGCTGGCGCCGGCGTCTGGGACGAAGGGGGGGCTTTGCGGGTCAACCTGGTTGATGGCCTGCTTGAATCGCGCCCGCGACAGGCATTGCTGAACGGGGCCAATCTGGCCGCAATCGGGGATGGGACGCCGGGCACCTGGGAAATGTTCCAATTCGCGGATGCGAACCTGCAAGAGCCGGGTATCTACGCTCTGTCCAGCAGGCTGCGTGGCCAATTGGGTACGGATGCCAATATGCCCGATGTCTGGCCCGAAGGGTCGATGTTTGTCTTGCTGGATCAACGGGTCTTTCAGACTGGCCTGTTACGGTCCGAACGGCGCGTGGCCAAACATTACCGCATCGGTCCTGCGGCACGCGGGTATGACGACCCATCCTTTGTTCATCTTGTCCAAGCGTTTGACGGGAATGGTTTGCGACCTTACGCGCCGGTGCACCTCAGGGCCGTTGCTTCGACAACAGGCGACACGCTTTCGTGGGTTCGCCGTACCCGGTTGGACGGCGACGACTGGTCAGGCCTGGACGTACCGCTTGGCGAGGAAAGCGAATCCTATCTTGTCCAGATACGGTCCAACAGCGGGCCGGTGCGCGAGGTTGTCGTTACAGAACCATCCTGGACCTACCCGACAGCGATGAAGCTGTCGGATGGGGTCAGTGGCCCCTACGAGGTGCAGGTTGCGCAGGTCTCGGGCAGTTATGGGCCAGGCTTGTTCGCCCGGCTGACAGTAGGATAGGCGGTTACATGCGTCCCGTTTTGCACGGAGATGTCAGCGCCGCGGCGCGGGTCTTGTTGACCGCGCCGCTGGCAGACCGTGATCGCCTTTGCGCAAGGATGATCCGCGAAGCTGAACTGGCCGACGATTACGTCGGTCAGACGGGTCGGATGCATCCCTTTTGGGGCAACGGATCTTTGATGGCCGCCGCGCGCAACAGGCGGCTGGCGGATGAACCCGGCTTTGACAACCTGCAATATTGCCAATGTTTCGAGCTGGTTCTTCGCCACCTGATCCGTTTCCACCTTACCCAGACGCGCAGCTGA